CAGTGCCACCGCCTGAACCGTGCCAATTGCGTGGTCAGCTGCGCCTTCAGCTGGCACCAGCGTCACATTGGCATGGCGCCAGCCCCGACCAGTGCCGCTCGCCGCCAAGGCAAGCCGGTTTTGATCAACATCACCGGGCACCAATGCTGGCAGATCGAACAACGCCGCAATCGTATCACCGGTCGGCCGATCAGGACTGGTGACCGCCCGGCCGCCATCGGCCAAGAGGGCCGTTGGCGCGGCCGATTCAACGCCGGTAAGCAGGAGCTGGGCTACTCCTCCTTCTATCCGCCGTTCACGCACCCGCATTCTGGCCCCATCTGCGAACACAAGTACGCCGGGCATAATAGCGATCGCTGCCAGCCCGCCGGGCCAGGTCGCGCTCGTCTGTGCCGCCCGAGCGCGCGCCGCTTCGCGCTCGACGATCACCCGCCCCGAACCGGCGTTGGCGGCCAATGGCAGGTCCAAGGTTGCGCCAGCGCCGCCGCCGCCCGGCACGAGGGCGGTCTGCACACTGGCCTGAAAGTCGCGCTGCGGGTCGAAATGCGACAGGCTGATGTCCCTTGCTAAACGGTCAACAGCGCCTTTTCGCCATTCGGGCACCTTTGTGCCGGCGATGCTCGATGGCGGGGGGAGCGCCTGCGCTGGACCATCAGCCTGCAATATCTCCCAGCCGCCCGCGATGCTGCGGCTCAGCGGTAACAGCGCCGCGGGCGGAGACACAGCCTCCCGCCGCGACGCGCCCAACAGTGCATAGCCAGTAATCTCCGGCCCATCAGATGACGCCGACAATGGCAATATATCCGCGGCAGGATCAACTAGCGTAATTGGGTGGGTATCCGCTTCCACCTCAAAGGTCAGCGACGGGATGCGGTTGCCATAGGGGGACAGGTCCATATCTTCGAAAACGACATAGGCGATTCCGCGATAGGCCGGAGCAGCGTCTTGCCCCTCCGCCGCCGCGATCAGCGGATCGACTGGCTGGCCCTCCGTGCCATGGTGCACGCGAAAGCCGGTCTGCTCAACAAAGGCGCCATCCTGACCGCGCAGGATATTGCCATCCGCCCAGATGCGATGCACCGAAACTATGGCCCGCGAAGACAGCGCAACCGCGAATGACGCCGAATAGCTATAGGTTGTCACCTTGGGCTGACCTTTGCCCGCGCTGCGGCGTTGCCGTTGTTCAATAAGGTCAGTGGCCCATATCACCGTGCCCGCCACCCGCATCCGGCCATAAAGTCGCGGAATGGCCGTGCCATAGCTCGATGTTTGCACACGCAGATCCGACAGGCGTGGTCCACGTCGCCCACCAGGTGTCAGCCAGCGCCCATCGATGACCTGCCCTGCGGCTGCGCCAATCAACCCGCCAATCGGCCCGCCCAGCGCCGTCCCCACTGCGGTAAGCACCAGCGTCGCCATACCAGCCCTCCTTCGCTTTCGGCTGGCCATCCCGCGACCGCGGGACAGCAGCACTCGACCTCATGCACAGCGCCACGGTTCAGGGGCAGACCCGCCATCGCCCGACCAGCACCCCCGGCACAATTGGCGTCCAAACCACCCGCCTGAGCCCCGCATGCGCATGAATTGCACCACCCGGCCCCAGCAGCAGCAGATGCAATTGCCGCCGCGCCCCCTCACCAAGGTCGGTCAGGGCGATGTCGCCGGCCTTGACGGCATCCGATACTGGCATCGCGCCGCATGCCCGCAGCCAGTCCCGGGCCGCTGCCAGTTCCGGCCCGCACAGGCGATAGCGCTCTGGCACACCATTCACGGGGAACCCCGCCTGCCGATAGGCCGCAACGATCAGGCCGACACAGTCGAGCCCGCTCGCCGGATCACGCCCGTGTAACCGGAACGGCACACCAATCAGATCTTGTGCAGACGCCCAACCGCGGTCACCAGCCGCGTCAACCACCGGGATATCGGGTCAGCAGGTCTATGCCGGGCAGATGCGGCTCCCCGCGAAAATTCTCGATATTGGCAAAGCGCAGCCGACAGGTTTCGGCACGCTTGTCGCACCCGGCAATCAGCTCGACCGCAGCCCCGACAGCGACGCCATCGGGCCGCATGTCGGCAAGCGTCAATGCGTCGCCATCCTGCGCAATAATCATCGTACGCAAGCCACGCATCGCCCCGTTCAGCCAGCGCAATCGCCCATGCACCAGACCTGCGGGCGCATCCGCCACCGTCACCTGCTGTCCATCTACCGCCGTCACGATTCGTCGGACAGTCAGCGGCGCGAGCGCAACCCGGCAACGCGCGTCCCCCAGGTCGGCGCGACACCCGGCAGATGTCACGGGCACCACCGGCTGTTCCAGCCAATCTCTGCCGCCGCGCAATTCGGCGCTAAAGCTTTGCCCCTGCCATGCCACTTCGCCCAGTCGCCCTTCGGCAACAACAATGGCCTGTGCGGCGGCATCCTCCCAGTTGGTGACCAGCAGGGTTAGCTGTGCACCATTCCAGCGTCCGCTCGCCAGGTCTGCACTGTTCAGCGCGTCGGCGGTCAGCGCGCCCTCGATATCCATGCGATCAGCATCGAGACCCATCGCTTGGCGTATCGCCGATGGCCGGATGCCGGGTGCCGCGCGATAGATCAGGCCGCCGATTATCAGATCACGATCATGTGTGGTCAGCCCCAAGGTTACGCCGTCGCGCCGTTCGATGCGCCAGCACCACGCTAAAGGGACAATCGGCGCAGTCAGCCAGGCCGGGATCATGATTCCCGTACTTCAACAAGCGGGACGCTCATCAGCTCGCCAGCCAGATGTGTACCGCGCGCGACCTCCAGCCGATCTTCGGCAAAGCGCACGGGTACGTCAAAAATGAAGCTCGCCCGCACCTCGGCGCCTATTGGCGGCGGCTCGGCAAAGCGCACGACGCCCATTTCTGCCAAGGTCCAATCCTGTGCCGCCGCCCCCGCCACCGCGACGTTCACATTGGTTGCAACCGGCCGCGTGATCCGCCGCACCAGCGACTCCGCGCCTTCGCCATAGCGCTTGATCAGGGCAAAATCGGTGCGCACCCCGTCCCCGATGCCCAGCAGTTGATCGACTGCATCGGCATCCATGGGATCACGGAACCGGAACGCCTGGACGGGCCCTCGGCGCGCGCGAAAGAAACGCACCAGCGCGCGGACATCGTCCTCACTGCGCAGCCCGGGTCCTATATCATAGCGCATCCGCGCATCGGCCCAATCCGGCGCGCGTTGCTCGGCCCCCGATTGCGCGGTCACAATTGTGGTCGCAAATTCGGTCGCGACACTCGCCGCCCGTCCGATCGCAATCGGAAATTCCACATCGGCAAAAGCGTCCACATCATCCTCCTGTTGCGCGCTGACGGGCGCACAGCGGACATAGCCGTCGCGCGCCACCTGCGGCAGCGCCCATACGACCACCCGGGCCACCCCGCGCGCCGCCGCCGCTGTGCCAGCGCCATCAATATTGGCCCAATCAGCCCGGTTGGCCGGATCAAGCACAAATCCCGTCAAATAGTGCTGCTCGCCAGCCGGATAGCCCAACCGAGCGGTGGCCGCCGCTGCGCCCGCCGCACTCGCACCTGCCTGACCGCGCGCTGCCCAGTCATAATCTTCGAGCTGCAGCACATCGAACGCCGGCTTTGCCCAGCCAAGCGGCAAATTGGCCCGCCGCGCCGCCGGCATCGCCGCATCAAGGACCGTCGGCAGATAGGCGAGCAAATAGGTCGTCGCACCGGGCGCCAAATCCTTCACGCTCGCGCACAAATCCGCCGTCGAACTCGCCAGCAGTACGCCCAGCGCATCGAGCATGGCGGTCTGTGCGGCTGTAAGGCTCGCGCCCATATCCGCGATGGGCACCGATGCCGGGCCGAGGGCTGCGGTTGTCGCGGCATCATAGGCGCAAATGGCGCGATCCGCCGTGATCCACCACCACGGTTCGCCGACCTGAAAATGCACCGGCAGGCCGACGCCCTGAGCAAGCGCTACGAACTGCCCCGCCACCGCCTGCAACCATGTCATCGCCGCATCATTGGCTGGCGAAAGCAGCGCCGACGGCGGCACCCATCCGGTCAACGCGGGATTACCCCCCGCATCGCGCTGCATCCACGCAGCGGGGCAATAGGCTGCGAACAGCTCGTACGACAGCGACCAGATCGGGGTGACGCCGAGCGCTTTCGCCCGGGCCGCAAAATCCGCGTGCCAGGCCGTCGCCGGACCGCACAGCATGCCATCGCCGGTGACAACCCAGTCCGATCCGCTGCGCGCGAGCGCCGGATAATGGCTCATCCCGACATAATGGAGCAGCGGCCCGGTATAGCCGAGCGCCTCAACCTGTCGCAGCACCCGCGCCGGCGTCTGATGATAAAGATCGTCATAAGCGGTCGCGACTGACCAGCCATGCGCAGGCAACAATGTATCACCGATCCGCAGCGTCGATCCGGCTCCGTCGCACTTGATGTCCGACAGCTCCACCCACGCAGCCTGCATGCCCGCATAGTCGCCCGCCGTGCCGTCATAATCTGGCGGCAGCAAGCTGATCACCATTCTGTCGACATCGCCAGCCCACAGCGGGTCTGCCTCATCGGGGAGCAGGAACCCGCCATCCAGACTGCCGAAATCCAGCACAACCACCGCATCGACCGGAGTGCCGACGGCATAGTTCCACAGACGGACGTACCAGCTCTTCGGCGCACCGCTGGCATCGCGCCCTTCGATGGTCAGCACCGGCCCGAACACCGCATCAAGCGGCTTCACCCCCCCTGCACGCCAGCGAAAAGACAGCCGCACCTGCCTGAAATCACGCCCCGTTTCATAGGCGAGGAGTGGATGATCCCACCGGTCCTCGCTGGCCCAGATCAATCCCGCCAGATTGTCCCTGCCCGTAAACGCACAATCGACCCGCAGGGCATCGGCGGCGGTGGTCACGACCGACGCCATCATCGGCCGGGGGAAATCGACGGTCCAAAACAGCGGGTCAAACCGCTTGATCCATGACCGGTCGCGATGCTCATCATGTTCGGGCCTAAGGGGGTCGGCAAAGCACCAGCCCATCTCAATCCTCCGCCAGTTCGATGGCTCGACGCACGGCCTGCGCAACCCGCCGTCCACTCATCGCCAAACGCTGCGGATCGGCGGCGCCGCCACCGGCGATATTGACCGTGATCCGGATGTCGCGCGCACCCGCGCCCGCCAGCGGTTCGACCCGGCCCGCGCCGGTCGGCACGAACAGCTCCGGCCCGCGCTCGCCAACCAGATAGCCGCGCCCGCCCGTGACCGGCCCGCCGGTCGCTCGCCCAGGCAGACCCAGCGCAGCTTGCAGCAGCCCGCCCGCCAGATTGAGCAATCCGCCTCCCTTCGCGCCGCCGCCAAAGATCGCGCCCACCCCGCTCGACACGGCGCTCCGGGCAATCTCGGCCATCGCTGACGCGGCGACGCGCTGCAGGTCCTCAAACCCGAGCCGCCCTGTGCGGACCGCGCGTGTCAGCGCGGTTTCAATGGCCCGCCCGGCCCTTTCCGCGCCGTCGCCCAGTGGCCCTTCGAGCGCACTGCGCATCGCGTCGACATCAGCGGCAAAGCCGCGTGTATCGGCCCGCACTCTGACGATCGCGCCATCCACATCGTCATCCATCGGGATACATCTCCTTCAGCCGGGCCAGCGTCGCCCCATCGGCCGCTGCCATCCCCTCGCCCTCGGCACCCGCCAGCACCGTTAGGACGCTGGCCAGCTCCGCCGGGGTTGCATTCCAGAACTCATCCGGGCGCCAGCCGATCAACATGCTGGTCAGCCCGGCGAGCCGCACCGCGTGGTCGGCAAAGGCGCTATTGCCCATGTAATATCTGCCCCAGCACCACCCGCAGCACCGGAGTCACCGCGGCGAGGCCCGCAGCCGCAAGCGCTTCACCGAATGCCGCCCGTTCAGGCTGCTCGCCAACGACACAATGCCACAGCAGCCCGGTGGTCTCGGCCAGTGACAGCTCGCCCGCTGCCGCCCGCTCGACCAGTCCGAACAACGGCCCCAGTTCAGCCTCCGCCGCAACCAGCGCGGCAAAGGTCGGTCGCAGCCGATAGCCGGCGACCATCGCCTCCCCTCTGGCAGCATTGGCAATCGCTGCGGTCGCAACCGACCGCGCCCGCCTGCGAACGGGAAAGGGCCAGTTCATAAACTCACCACCGGCCCGGAACTCTCCAGGCTCAGTGTGTAGTTGCGCTCGCCATTATAGTCGCCGCTGTGCTCAAGCCGGTTGATCAGGAACCGTCCCTTCAGTTTTGCCCCGCTTTCAAACACCAGCTCATACTCATCGATGGCGCCCGCCAGAACATTTGCCTGCGCGCGCGCTTCCGCTGTCGATCCGGTGAAAATGCCCGCCGCCGAAACGCTGACCGATCGTACGCCCGCGCCGGCCAGAAGGTCACGCCACCCGCCGGAGTCCTTGGTGGTGACGTTCACTGCCTCGCCATTAATCGCCACATTGGTGGTGCGCAGCCCGGCGATGGTCGCAAACACGGGCACTGCGGCGCCGTTGCCAATCTTCAGCAAAAATGCGCTGCCCTTTTCCATCGGCATGATCTGTCCTTTCCATGTTCAAGATTGTGAGCCAGCCCGAACGCTCACGCCTGGATCGCCAGCAGCCGCACCCGCAGCTCCACCGTCGCCACCCGCATGCCATCGCGCCGCTGCCCGATGCGCGTGCGCAGCACCCTGGGGCCGGCATGATCCCAGCCATCAATAGGCCGTGGCAGCGCTGTCAGCGCCGCCACTGCTGCCGTACATAGCGCCTGTAGCCGCGCCGCATCGCCACGATCGGCCAGCATCAGCATCAGCCGGACCTCCCGTCCGGCCCGATCTTTGGCGCCCCAGTCGGTGCCACTGGCTTCCGCGATCCAGGCATGGGGCACCGGGCTGCGCTCGCCCTCGCCCGACCCGATCCGGTTGAGCGCGGCCAGCCCAGGCGCTGTGCGCAACGCCGCCAGCACAGCATCACTGATGACGGCCTCTGCCGCACTCACCGGATTGCTCCATGCAATCGCAGCAGCCGCCACGGTCGCCACAATGCGACCACGCTGGCCGGCGGTTCCTGCCCGGTTTCCCGATCACGCTCACGCAGCAAATGTCCTGCCAGTTGGATGATCCCGTGGCGCAGCGGCTCTGGCACCCGTCCCGGCTCAGCAGCCAAACCGGCGGTATAGCGCACCTGCACCCGCCCGGCTGCGCCCGGCTCGCTCACCCGCACCCAGCCATCACCCGCGGCGTCAATATCGACGGCATAGGCCGCGACCGGCAAAGGAAAGAGACTGCCTTCTGCCGGCACCCCGTCTACGCTGGTGATTGTGAGAACCGGTGTCCGCCCCAGCCGCTGCCACTCACCGCGCACCGGCAATATCTCGCTCACTGTCCGGCTGACTAGGGCGACCCCGGTGAATGCCTCACACAGCGCGGTTGCCGACCGCAAGGTCGCCGCCAGAGCGCCGTCGTCCGATCCGCCTTCAAGCCGCAAAAACGCGCGGGCCTCTGCCATCGCTGCCGCCAGCGGTACCGGCGCTTCATCGATCTGGCTCATCATTGCTGCTCCACCCTGATCTGGAAACTGCGTTCATCGATCTGCCCGTCGGACAAGGTGGCGCGATTGGTGACCCGGTAGCTGGCCCCGGCGACCCCGCCGGTCAGCGTCGCGGCCGTGCGGACCAGATCGAAACTATGCGCGGCAATCGCGATGCCGTCCGGCGCGATGGGATCGACGGTCCAGGTGCTGGCCGCCACGACTTGCCCGTCCAGATAGCGCGCACCCCAGTCGACGGAGACGTCGATCCGCGCCTCCGGGTCTTTGATCATCAGCGTCATCGCCGGATCTCCTGTTGCAAAAATGATCGCCCTGTGCCGGGCAGCTGCGCAGAGCCTATTGCGCGGTCCGCTCTCGCGCCGGTCGCATGACCGCATGGCCTCCCAGCTGCAGCCTCCGTGTTGACGGTACGATCAGGCCCGCACCGCCCCACGCGCTGGACAGGTCCCGCGTTGACCCATCACTCAGTGCTCGCGTCGACAGACCGCCAATCATGCCGCGACCTGCCGGATGCGGCGCTTAGACAGGCGGGCCGACAGCCGCGCTATCTCGCGCCGCTGCCATGCGGCTTCCATCGCCAGACATTCGTCATAGCGCAGGCCCCAACGGTCCTTGCGGCCACGCCCCCCGCCCGATTCCTTGGTGATCGGGTCACGGCACAGCAGGCCAATGGCAAAGGCATCGACGCCAAAGCCGGCAAAGGCCGCATGCACCTCCTGCGCAATCAGGCCGACATGCCAGCGTTTGCCATCCTTAAACCGGTAGCGCCGCCACCCCACTGCGCCCCAGGCATCCAGCCAAATATCGGGCACTGCTTCGGTGGCTACCTTGTCGCGGGCATCAGACGTGTTGATGGTCCCGCTCGCGGCGAAGACAACGGCAAAGCGGCGCGCGGCAGACCCCAAAGACTGCGCATTATCGACACCCGGTTGGACGGCCCCGCTGCCGGTCAGGCGCAGTCGTTCGCTCAGACTGCCAACTGCACTGCGCACAGCGACATAGAAATCACAGGTTTGCGAAGCTGCGTTGCCGGCCGTCCACGGCCCGGTCCCGACAGTCCCGAGTGCAAAACTGTCCTGCGCCGTCCCGGCGCTATCGGACATTTGACCGCGCACACCCGCATCATATCCACCAGCACTGCTGTTGGTGATGGTGATAAAGGCCTGCGGCGTGGTCGAAAATGCTGTGCCGGTCCAATAGCCGCCTGACGCGCGCTGAACATGCAATATCGTGGCAGCAGTTGCGGGACCGATGGCGACATGGCCGCTGCTATCCTTCAAGGCCAGTGTGCTCAGCGGCAGGTTCAACCAGGTCGACGCCCGGCGAATGACCAGCGTGTCGCTAGGCGCAGGGGTTGCCGCAACGCCATGCCCGGTGGACACAGGCTGCAATCCGTCCAGCGCGGTCTGCAGGCCGGTTATTGCCGCAATGGCATGGCTGTGACTTTCTGCAGCATAGCTGCCGGCGGCCTGTTTGCCGTCCAGCGCGGCTTGCAGCCCGGTCACATCGCTGATGGCCGTTGGCATGGTCGCCCCGGCGAACCATCCCGCGCCGACCGTCAGCGCCACCGTCTTCAGGCCCGGCGCAAAATCGACCGCCGCGCCGCCATTGGATGATGCGGCAATGCTCAACCGCTCAAGGCGTCCATCCGCCATCATCCGCCCGGTGCCGGCTTCCCAAGCAGCAGGATCGTGAACGCCGGCGATGCTGTAATGGAACAGGGTCGCCGCCGGTACCGTCCCGGCAAAGGCCCGGTGCCCCGGCAAGGCGCCATCGAGCGCCAATGGCCCGGCTCCGGTTCCGGTGCACCGCTCGCGCACCAGATCGGCAAAGAAAATCTGTGGTGCCGCCATGTCGGGCTCCTATTTTCAGAGAATATGGGCGCGGGATCACAGCCCCGCGCCCAGCCGCCAGCCCCTGGGTTAGGGGAAGGTCGGACAACCAACCGCTAACCCCTGGGTTAGGGGAAGCTCGGACAACTAAGCCGCGCTGAACTTCATCAGCTTGATCGCGGCCGAATTCGTCACGGCCCCGCCAACCCGCTTGGTCGCATAAAAATGCACGAATGGCTTGTTGGAGTAGGGATCGCGCAGGATGCCGGTCTCGCCCCGGTCAGCGATCACATAGGCGGCCTTGAAATTGCCGAAGGCGATCGACAGGCTGTCCGCCGCGATCACCGGCATGTCTTCCGCCTCGACCACCGGATAGCCGAGCAGGGTCGCCGGTTGCCCCGCCTGCAAGCTGGGCTGCCAGATAAAGGCCCCGTCAGTGGTCTTGAACTTGCGGATCGCCGCCAGTGTCGCGCTCGACATGACGAACACCGCGCCTTGCCGATAGGCGGGCGACAGGCTGTGGACCAGGTCGATCAGGCGGTCGGGCGCATTGGTGGCAAAGGCCCCTGCTGCCCCCGCGGGCACATATTGTACGGTGCCAAAGGGCCGCACGCTGTCCGCTTGCACGGTCGTCGGATAGGTCAGGAACCCCTTGGGCCGGTTGATCCCGTCGCCGGTGACGAACGCCTGCCCCTCAGCCCGGGCAAATTCGCGCGCCACCTCGTCAGCCAGCCAGCCTTCGAGGTCGAACGCCGCGTCATCGAGCATCCCCTGGCTGGCCGCCGGATTGGCATAGAGATAGCCCGATGGCGGCGCGACTTCGGCAAACACCGGCGTGGTCGTTTCCGGCCGCCCGGCAGTCTCCGCGACCCAGCCGCTGGCAAAGCCGGTTGTCGCGACCAGCTTGCGATAGCCCGCCGTCCCGGTGCGCACCACATTGGCGAGCGCGCGGATGGGGGACATCGCCCGCAGCATCTGGTCTATCTGCTCATCGATCTCACGCGGCACAGCAAAGCCACCATCGCCGCCCGTGGCGCCAGCCAGGCTCTTCATCTCCACCCCGGTATCCAGCCCGCGGCGCAGATAGCGTTCGGCAAAGGCGATGCTTGCGGCGTCGCGCTCGGCCTTTGCGCCATCGAGCGGCGGCCGTGCAGCGGCAATCGCCTGAGCCTCCACCCGCGCCTTCACACTCGCCAGCTCCCCCCGCAGGGTGGCCAGTTCCGCCTCGGTCGCCGCCACATCAAATGCAGCCGCGAAATCGTCCGATTTCACTTCGATCATGCTCTTACTCCTCACGTGAAAACTCTGGTCACCCTTCCACCGCGATCACCCGCGCGCCCGGCTGCATCGGCAGAGTGACGATGCTGACCTCGACCAGCTCAACCGCAGTCAGCGCGCGCGTCGCAGCGCCACCGCGGGTCGGTGGCCCCGGCTCGCTGGCGCGCACCCGGTAGCCAAAGGACAGGCCGGTCACAGCCCCCTCGCACAGCAGCGCGGCGGCCTCCTGCGCGGTCGCGCTTCCGGTGCTCAGCCGCGCGACGACACGCAGGCCGCGCGCATCCTCTTCGGCCTGTTCAACCATCCCGATCGGCCGGGCCGGATCGTGCTGCCACAACAGGGGCACACGGCGCGCATCAACACCGGCAAAGGCTCCAGGCCGCACCACATCACCGCCGCGATCGACCACATCGAACAGCGCCGCATAGCCCGCAAAGCGCGTCACCGGAGCATCCCCCCCAACCCCAGCTTCACCGCGATCCCGACCAGGAGCAGCGCCAGCACGCCACGCACAACCCAGTCGACGACGGCCTTGCGGGCGCTCGTCTTGGCATCGCGCCACGCGCTGAGTAACTGCCTGAGCTCCTTCAGATCGTTTTGCGCGCTTTCGTCGGCGAGCCCGAGCCGTCCCAGCGCCCGCATCGCGCCCGCCTCGCTCGCCACTTCGACCACTGCGCGCAAATCGGCAAAATCGGCGCCGCGGGCATCTGCTTGCGCGATCAGCCGTTCGAGGACGTCGTCGCCGGTCATCGCGCCTGATCCTCCGTCAGTCCCAGCATCGCCCGCTTCTGCGCATCGCTGAGGAACGTCGCCGCATTGACCTGCGTCCACAGCCGTTCGCGGTCCTCTGCCAGGGCCGTCACCCGATCGAGATCAACCTCCAGCCGCGCGTCCGCGAACCACGCCCCCAGCCCCTGCTGGATCGCGCCCAGCAATTTGCCCGCCAGCGGCAGCACCGTCAGCCGCCACAGCGCCCGGCTCGCCTCGCGATAATTGGCGTAGGTGGCATCGCCCGGCAGACCGATCAGCATCGGCGGTACGCCAAAGGCCATTGCCACTTCGCGGGCAGCGGCATCTTTCAGCGCGCCAAAATCCATGTCCGCCGGTGACAGGCCAACCGCCTGCCATTTGAGCCCGCCATCGAGCAGCATCGGCCGCCCGGCATTGGCTGCCCCCTGATAGCCGGCCGCCATCTCGTCTTTCAGCCGCTCAAACTGCGCCTCAGACAGCGTCGCACCCGGCTCGCCCGGATCATAGACCAGCACGCCCGATGGCCGGGCCGCATTGTCGATCAGGGCCCGGTGCCATCGGGCAGCGGCATTGTGCGCGCGCACGGCCGCCGCTGCTGCAATCAGCGCGGAGGCCCCATAATGGTCGTCAAGCGGATGCAGCGTCTTGACGTGGATTAGGGCGGGCCGCCCGGCCGCATCCTCGGCGAGCAACCGCACCGTACGGCCACCGACCCGATAGAGAAAGGCCATCGGCCACCCCGTCGGCCCCGGCTCCACCGTCACCCGTTCGGGACGCAACGCAAACAGTTCGGACGGCAGACCATCGGCGCCGACCAGCACCTGAATATAGGCATTGCCGTGCAGCAGCAGCTGGGCTGCACATGTTTCCAGCAAGGCCTGCCCGGCAGTGGTTGCGCTGACCAGCCGCGCCAGCGCCGGATCACTGGCCGCCAGCGGCGCGCCGCCAACCGCCTCAGCCACCAGCCGCACGCAGCGCTGCGCCACCGCATTGCCCAGATACGCCTCACGCACCTCGGTTTCCCAGGCGCGCGGGCTGTCACCAGCAATTCCGCCGCCAAGCAGCGAAGCCATGGGCCGCGCAAGCGGTACCATTGCGGCCGCCTGCGCCGCCTTGCGTCCGAACAACTTCATGATGTGTCTCCAAAGCTCAGATCCGCCCATCCGATTGCGACGGGGCGGGCCATGCTGCTTACAAGCCGCGTATGCCCGGCCCGCGTTCATCCCCGCGCCCCGCGAGCAGGGCGGTCAGCGCCCACACACAGGCATCGGCTCGGTCCGGCGATCGGCCAGGGCCGGCATATTTGCCAGCCGCGAGCAGCCCGCACAGCTCGTCCTCCAGCCGACCAAGCGCGCCGACATGGCGCACCCGCCCGCGCTGATAATGAACCAGCAGCGGCTCGGCACGGGCTGCCTTGTCCCTCGTGGCATGGACCAGCTTGATGGGCAGATGTTCTCCGGCCGCGCGCAACACGCTCGCCACCATTGCGCCGCCATTATTGGCTTCGGCGATCACCCGGTCGGCCCGCCATCGCGCTGCCGCCGCTGCTACCGCCTGTGCCCAGATGTCAGGCCCGGCACGCTCAACACTGGCGTCGTCGAGGACCAGCGCCACCCCGTCTCCGGTCATCGCAGCGACGATTATGCCGCATGCATCGCCGGCTGATCCCGCTGGCGGGTCAACGCCGATGACCACCCGGACAAGCGCGCTTTCGTCCACCTCTGCCCGGTCCATCCGGCATCGGTCGATCAGCGCGCGGGAAAACAGCGCGCCCGGCACATCATCGATAAAATCGCCCTCAAGCTCCTGCCGCGCCAGCCGCGTCCCCGCATAATCATGCGACATGGCCGCCAGCCAGGCGGATGGTAGATGTTCGGCATTGGCCCGGGTCGGCCCGCCGGTGATGACCGTCGTTTTCGCTGGCCGCTTGCCCAGCAATTGCCGCAGCAATGGCGTTGCCCGCGGCGTGGTCGTCGCCACCACCTGCGGAAATTTGCCCAGCCGCAAACCCAGCTGCAGATTGGTCCATGCCGCGAGCGCGCCTGCCCCGTCCTGATCGAGGCCCCAACGGCCGATCTCGTCGGCCCAGGCGGCATGATGCTGCGGCCCGCGCAAGGCTTCCGGTTCTGCTGCCGAATAACAGGTTGCGATACTGCCACTTTCCCGCCAGATCAGCTTGCTCAGCGACGGATTCCATAGCGGCAGGGCTGCCGTCGAACCCAGGTTGAGTATGCCCGACTCCCCTTCGACCATCACATTGCGGACATCGCGCATCGTCGCACCAATCAGCGCGATCCGCGCATTCATGTTCGCCCTGGCATAGGCATCGACCCACTCCGCACCCGCCCGCGTCTTGCCAAAACCGCGCCCGGCCAAGATCAGCCACAGCCGCCACTTGCCGTCTGGTGCCAACTGGTTGCCACGCGCCTGTATCGCCCAGCAGCCATCCATCAGCGACCATTGCTCGGCGGTAAAACAACTCCTCAGCCGTGCCTGACCGGCTAGGGAGAGCCGCGCAATGCGCTGCGCGATGGACAGGTCCGCGTCATTGCGTGGTGCCATCTTTGCCCGCCTCCTCGGCTTCGATTTCGGCCATGCGGTCGCGCAGTCGCTGGATCAGCTCGTCCAGCGTCTCCCGCGCCGCACGAGCGGCTTCGGCCGGCGGTTCTGCTGCGGATTGCGCCGCCTGATGTTGCTGCAACAACATTCTGATCTGTCCCGGCGTGTCGCGCCGGTAACGGAGACGGACAACCCCGTCCGCGCCGATCTCCTCCCACTGCTCGCCCGTCACCCCGTCGCGGACCATGGCGATCAGGCGCATTTGCAGGTCGGCATAGGCATCGGCCAGGACCATGGCGTATCGCTGGGCAAACTCCTTGTCCTTGCGCCGCCATTTCCAGACTGTCTGGCGGGTTGCACCGACATGGCGCGCAGCCTCTGTGACGTTACAAGTGTCTGCCAACCGCGCGAAAAACGCGTCCTGGCGATCTTGGGTAAAGGCGTCGCTGCGCTCCTTACGCACTTGCACCTGACCGGTTCTGGTCACGCGAACCACTTTGTCCAT